CCAGACTTAAATGCATCGTTTGTTCAACATGAACACACGACAAAGCAAATAACAGAACTATCTAGGGAAGATTTAGAGGCTATAGCTTCTGGTATATCTTCTATAGAAGTAGAAGCATTGGAGGTAAAGAATGAAGATAAAGAATCAGGAAGCTGACGCACTTGAAACAAATATAACTGTCCACGATTTCGGAAAAGCTATGTCGCAACTTAACTTAGATGGCGTTCCAGAGCATAATAGAAGCAAAGCCATAATGGACCATTTAATGAAAGTTATGGCTGACACAATTAAAGACAAAGAGCAGGCTCAAATAATCCATATATCCAGACTAATGAGGAATAAAAAGTGACTCCTAAAAAACTACAAGTTAAATCCAAGTATAACGAGTTTGATTTAGATGAAGATGGCATTGTTACAGATGATGAGATAGCTCGTTCTAAAGAGATGGTAGATATAGAGCTTCGTGAGGAAAAATCTGAAGCACAAAAGATGATGGCTTGGTTGGCAATACTTATTATGGTTGTAGTAACCATAACTTTGTTTACCCCTATCATATCTGATGAGAGAGTATCTGCTCTTTCAGACTTACTTGGCTTATTCTATTTCTCTATGTGTGGAATAGTTGGAACATATATGGGAGCTACTGCATTTATGCATAAGCCAACGAAATGAAGAAAGCAAAATTATCACAAGCTCAGGTAGCTAAATACCTATTAACGCTTAAAGACGCCCAAGACGGATTCTTAGGATTTGTAAAACTAATTTATCCAGAATGGGAAATAGCTGACTTTCAGTTAGAGCTAATAGACGCCCTAGATAGACTAGAAAAAGGTTCGCTAGACGCAGACAACCTTTTAATAACCATGCCGCCAAGACATGCAAAGTCTACATTCTCTACAATGCTGTTCCCCTGCTGGTATATGGCTAGGAATCCTAACAGATATATTATGTCTTGCTCATATAACAGCCAGCTTGCTACAGACTTTGGTAGACAAGTTCGGGGAATCATAGAGCAGAAACAAATTACACAGGCATTTGAAACATTTAGACTTTCACAGGAGTCTAGAGCGGCAGATGTATGGCGAACTGAAGAAGGCGGTGCGTATTTTGCTGTTGGCGTAGGAGGTACAACATCAGGTCGTCCTGCAAACTTATTAATAGTGGATGACCCTATCAAGTCTCGTGAGGATGCTGAGTCTATGACCCAGCGTAACAAGACATGGAACTATTACACATCAGCATTAGCAACTCGTCTTCAGCCAGAGCATGATGGGACAACGCCTAAACAAATAGTAATCCTAACTCGCTGGCATCCAGATGACCTTGCTGGGCGTCTTATGGATACAGAAGACTGGAAAGAAGGCAGATGGAAGCACATCAACTTTCCAGCTATAAAAAAAGTTAAGTCTGGGAAAATATCAAGACGGCATTTAGAAGAAGATGACCCCAACTGGGTGACTCCAGATGAGTTTAGAAATCTATCCCACAAAAAGAGATACATAGAAACAGAAAAAGAAGAATCCTTATGGGAAGAACGCTTTCCTTTAACAGACTTAAAAAGAAGAGAACGCTTAAACCCACGAGAGTTCGCTTCCCTGTATCAGCAACAACCATACATAGAAGGGGGTAACTTAATAAAAACAGAATGGTGGCGAAAGTACCCAGTAGATTTATCTCCAGAAAATTTTGTCACTTTAGTTATAGGGGTTGATACAGCGTTCAAGAAAACAGAAACAGCAGACTACAGCGTTGCTGTAGTTGCTGGAATGGATAAGAACGGAGACATATACCTTGTTGACATAATGCGAGGCAAGTATGACTTTCCAGAACTTAAACAAAGAATAATAAGACTTAATAATGTATGGCGAGGCAAAGGTCTCCGAGGTATGTACATAGAAGATAAAGCCAGTGGTCAATCTCTTATACAAGAAATGAAAAGAGAATCTGGCGTATCTGTTATTCCATATAAAGTGAATACTGATAAAGTAGCAAGAACAAATACGATTCTCCCTCTCATAGAAGGAGGTAGAGTCTTTATTCCAGAAGAAGCACCTTGGCTCGATGCGTTTATAGATGAGAGTGTTTCTTTTCCAAACGGCAACCATGACGACCAAGTGGACGCCATGACTATTGCTTTAGATGTTTTATCTAGAACTGCTGTCTCTCCAGACGCATGGGAAATGCATGCAAACCCACAGCTATCTTTGAATAACAACAGGGATAAAGATTTGGGTAAATCATTAGCAGACACAGTTAAGAAAGCAAAAGCAACATGGCAAGGCTGGGGATTAATGTAAAGGACGACCAAATGCATCTCAACGGTTATCTTTACACATGTAATTATAGGTGGGCATTAATATGGCGGAAATGAATAGTAGCGCAGGCTATCGTAATGCAGAGTACACTGGTAGCGATAGAGAAGGGATTATTGTTGATTTATCTGAGTATGCTGAACAGCTTGTGAATTATGATGACATCTCTCATTTATTAAATGATGAACAAGAAAGAAGAATCGTAGATTATGTAAAGTCTATGATGGACATGTCTCATGGCAAGATTCAGAAAAGGTATCCTCATTGGAAAGAGGCAGACCGCGCACACGATGTATATGTGCCACCAGATGCAACTGAGTTCCGAGAAAAAGCAGTTATTGCTGATACTCGCGCAATCAGTGATACAGTTCTTACATATCTAATGGCGGCTTTGGGTGGACGAAACCCAATGTTCCAGCTTGAAGGTTTAAATAGAAAGTCTAGAGAGTCAGCTTTAATACTTGAAAGAGTTCTTCATCAACAAATGAGAAGGACAGCAGGAGAGGCTCGTCTTGCACAACTTCTACTTGACAGTATTAGATATGGCTTTGCTCCCACAAAAGTTTCTTGGGACGCTAAGACTAACCAAAACCAATTAGTTAATTTCGACCCACGAAGATGTTTCCCAGACCCAAGAGTTAATTGGGGTGATTGGGACAACATGCAGTTTATAGTATTCGCAGACTATGCCTCTTTCAACTCTCTGGTAAATACAGGGCTATACCCGAAGTTGAAAAAATTTCCAGCCTTAAGAAAAAGGATGTCACCACCTAGACAAGGATGGAACGCACACCATTGGCATAGGGATGAGGGAAGGGGTCTTTCTATAGACCCCGCATCTCCTAATCAAAGAGAGCGAGCAGACCATGCTTACTTTACTCTTGGAGATTCCAGAGTTGTAGATGAAGCATGGGTAAAGTTAACAGGACATGAAATAGGTATACCTAGCATTGAGCAGATATATCTTGTTGTAACCATCATGGATGAAAATGTTTGCATTAGATTACAATTAAATCCATATGGTCAGCAGTTCCCAATAGTTATAGGAGGTCTATACCAAGACGCCCATAAAACTTATGGTCAATCGCTGTATGATTTAATTCTTCCTATGCACGATATTGCGACTTACCTAATGAGAAGTCGTATAGATAATATTAGTGCCGCTTTGAATAATCTTATTTTTGCAGACCCGACTCAGGTCTCCATACCCGATTTGATTGACCGTAATCCTTGGGGAATTGTAAGGACATTACCGGGAACCAAACCGGGCGATGGAGTTTTTATAGCTCAAGTTCCAGATGTAACCAGAGGTCATTTCCAAGACATAGCTCAAATGGCTGAACTAAAGCAAAGAGTCAGTGCGGCTTCAGATGCGCAACAAGGTATGCCTACAACTGACGGCATAAGAACCGCTACTGAGATTTCAAGGTTAACACAACTTGGTTCACAAAGACTAGGAGTCCTATCTCGAATAATGTCAGCTACTACAATCCGACCAATGGTAAGGATGATGGTTGCAAACATACAGGATTCATTAAGTCTTGAAGGTTCTATAAAAATTGATTCATCTAATATGCCAAATCAGTTAGAAAGTATGGTGAAGGATGGATACCTTGATTACGATGTTTCTAAAGATTTGCAGGGTAATATTGACTACTTGGTTATTGATGGAACTCTTCCTTTAGAGCCTACAAGAAATGCCGAGTCGTGGATGAATATGCTCCAAATTATGAACCAGACAGGTTTGAATATGGAGTATGACGCAGGTCAAATAGCTGAGGAAGCAATCCGAGCTATGGGTATTACAGACCTAGACCGATTTAGAGTAAGCCAAGAGAAACTACAGCAACAGGGTCCAAGTCCTTCTCAACAAATGATGCTTATGGAAAAAGCAAGAGGGGCATCAGTGAGACCAGAAGGGCAGATTAATAATGAGATTGAAAAAGGAAACCTCATACCGATGTCTGAAGCGAGAGGTGCTTAATGTCGAAAAAGATTCTAGAAAAGAATGTGTCACCAGCGATAGTCGCTTATGTCAATGCGACAGTCGAGCAAAGCATGAAAGAGCTACAAGACTTAATCCTCAAGTTGAAGGAAAACGAAGGTGTAGTTGCAGGCGTTCAGAAAGACATGGTGCAACTAAGCCAATCTGTAGATGCGGTAAAAAATAGTATAGACACAATAGCAATACGCACAAAAGAAATAATAGACGCGAAACTCGGCTCAGACTCTAGTGTCAATGAAATTTTTAAAGAAGAAGTAAAAAAAGAAATAGACTCAATGTCCGAACAAGTTTCTAATTTCCAAATCTCTGTTGATGAAATGACAAGCAAGCTCCACAGATATTTTGAGAAGGAGAAATACAGTATTACAAAAGGAATCATTACAGAGATAATAAATGAGGAGAAATTGAATGGCTCAAACTAGACCTATTGGTGAACAGCTACGCTTCTTGTCCTCTAAATCAGGGGACCACATCCTTGATGATTACCTAGAAGCGGCTGAGAAAGGAAACAGAACTCTCTCAGATATGCTGGGAGATTTATTCAATAGTACTACAGGCGTATTTAGAAGTGACTTATTCCAGTTTAGAGAAGACCCAAGTAATCCGGGCTACTTCCAAGTAAGGGTAGGGCAGTTTGTAAACGCAGACACTGGCTGGACAACAATTACATTTACTGATTTTGCTCAATATGTAGCAGACGCATTAGCTTATAAGAACGCGGCAGAAACAGCCAAGACGCAAGCTCAAGCGGCTCACACAGCCGTTATGCCAATACTTAACAGTATTGATAATGTAAACCTAGTTGCTGGAAGTATTACGAATGTAAACACAGTTTCTGGTCAAATTGCAGGAACAAAAACTTATACAGTTACAGCGTCTGGCGGAGAATTTTATTTAGATGGAGTAGCAAGCCCAGCCATAGAATTTAAACGAAGTTGGACATATACATTTGATTTATCAGATTCTTCTTTATCTACGCATCCGTTTAGGTTTTCAAATAACGCAAATAATAGTCCTGCGTCCCAGTATACAAATGGGGTCACAGTAACAGGAACTCAAGGTACAACTGGAGCAAAAATAGAGATTGTTGTAGCTTCTGATGCGCCTAATTCTCTTCACTATTATTGTACTGCTCACTCAGGAATGGGTGATTCGATAAATGTAAAAGACCACAACTTAGATTTATTAGCCTCTATAGACACAGCGATAACAACAACAGCAAGCACCGTTGCTCCTTCAATAGGCAATGTAAATATAGTTGCAACCGATATAGCTAATGTAAATACGGTTGCTACAAATATAGCTGATGTAAACACAGTCGCGGCTGACACTGTTAATGTAAATAATGTTGGCGGTTCTATCGCAAATGTAAACACTGTAGCTACAAACTTACCAGCAATTAATACAGTAAGTGCTGGAATAACGAATGTAGGAACGGTTGCCTCTAACATTAGTGATGTCAATGATGTTGTAACAAATCTTTCAGACATTACAACAGTTGCCGCTAAGGTTGGTTCAGGTCAAGACATAACAATCGTAGCTTCAGGAATTGGCAATGTTCAAACAGTAGCCACAAATATTACTGCTGTTAATACTGTCGCAACAAACATTTCAAAAGTTACTGAAGTAGCTAACGATTTATTAGAGTCGTTATCTGAGATAGACACAGTCGCAACAAACATAGCAAATGTTAATACTGTAGGAACAAATATATCAGCAGTAACAAGTCTTGCTAATAATGCTAACTGGTCTTCTGTTGTAACTGTTGGTAACAGTATTGCAGATGTAAATACATTAGCAGGTATAAATTCAAAAATATCCGCATTAGCGGATATTGAAGACGGAACAACAGCAACTAATGCTTTAACAGGTCTTCATTCAAACTTAGCGTCTATTACACCTCTTGGCGCAAATATAGCTAACATTGTTACTCTCGCTAATAGCATATCAAGTGTTAACACTGTTGCTAGTGATATAGCCAATGTAAACACAGTAGCTCCTTATGTAGGAACTGGTAACGATGTGACATTGGTGGGGCAATCTATTACTGATGTTAATAATGTTGCGAGCAACTTAAATCACATTCAGACACTATCTGGAATTTCTTCTGATGTTACAACGACTGCTAATAATGCGACTGCTATAGCATCAATCGGAACAAATATATCTGGCTTAAATACTATCGCCTCATATATGACACAAATACTTCAAGCTGACGATTATGCAGACGATGCAAAAAAATATGCAACGCACGGGGTTAATTCCACATTTACAGACAGTGATGGAAATATTGAATACTCAGCAAAACACTATGCCGCAACTGCACAAGCGGTAGGTACTGCCTTCACAACAATCTTAGGTGATGAAAGAACAAGTGGCGATACGGACGACATCACGGCAGATAATGGTGCAGACTCATTACAATTTTATGGACTTGGAGGAGCAAAGGTCAGGACTGACCAAAACTCAGATGCCGTATATATAGACTCAAGGTCTGTAGCTATGGCGGTAGCTTTAGGATAAAAATATGGCGGCTTACAATTTTAAAAATGCTACATCAGACGCAATAGGAACGACAGGGACAGATGTATATACTGTTCCTTCATCAAAGAAATCTATTCTCATAGGTTGTGCTGTTTCCAACATAACTGGGGCATCACTTCCTGTAGAGGTGAAGCTCATAAAAGCAGACAATACTGTCATTCACTTAGCACTTAGCACAAGGGTTAAAGGCGGGACGACACAAGACTTCCTCAGTGGTAAAAAGTTAGTGTTACAAGCTGGAGAAAAAATAAATGTTAGTTCCAAAGTCGATAACAGCCTTGATTGTGTCGTGTCAGTATTAGAGGATGTTGATTAATGTCTGAGCCAGCGAAGGGAATATACACAGGAACTGCACTAGCGGATAAGACTTTTTATGGCTTTAAGCTAGATAATGCAACTGGAGACTTAACAGTAGAAATCATCAATGATGGGACGACAACTGTGGTACTTCCAGACGAGAATATAACCGACCCTACAGGGTATAAAACTTATGTGTGGTCTGAAGACACTTTCAGATTCACAATTAACTCTTCGGGTCACTTATTATTGGAGATGCTATGAGCCAGATAATAGATTTAGGGAAGCTGAGATTTCACTTCGCAGGCGCGTATGACGCCGCAACAACATACGAAGCCAATGACATCGTCAAGTATGGCGGTAATGTTTATGTTTACACATATGGATTAAAACAGTCAGGTAAAGTACCAACAGACCCAGCATATTGGGCATTGATGGTAGAAGGTTTCCGTTTTATTGGAGATTACTCAAACAGTGCCAACTACAGAGTTGGTGATGGTGTAGCTCATGGTGGTAAAGTTTACATTTGTATTCTAGACAGCACAGGCAACACACCACCTAACGCCACATACTGGTCACAATTCGCAGACGGAATACAGTGGGAAGGCACTTATGATGCCGTAAC